TTCCAAGATCTCTATTTACGTTTCTGCTTTGGAATTCATTTTTAAGTTCAACTCTCGCATTTCTAACAGAAATAATATTCTCCTGCACTGCTTCAAGTGTACCCGACGATGAGAATCCCTCTTCAGCAATTGTGAATGCGGAATCTTGATCGTTATCGATATCATCTACAAGAGTAAATGTTTTTGTTCCAGTTTCAAATCTAGGGAAATTAACATTATTTGGATTGGGAATGAAAAAACTTCCGATACAAGTTGATGTAAGATCAGACACAAGTCTTACATTTGTAATAGTTGCCTGAGCACCACTTGTTCTACCAGTAAGAACCATTCCACTTTCAACAAATCCAAAGAAATCACCTCTTCCTTGTGATGCAAGTGAGAAAGTGTCAACGTTCAAAATATTAGAGGTTGATGAATATGCTGCAGAGAGGACTTGATTAGTGTATGGGTTTTCTGCAAATGTCTTAGTTGGAGTGTCGTAAGGACCTTCTCTGTGATTTGATTGAGCAGCTCTAAATGTAATACTTGGAGTGGTTTCACTTGTTTCTTCTGCTAAACCAGTTCTTAGAACAGAACCAATAACAGTTTCACCAACCTGGAAAGTTCCAGATGTCATTGATATCTCAAGAAGTTTTGGAACACAATACTTAGTAACATCAACGCCGTCAAAGAATGCATAAAGTCTAGTAAGAGGTTTAACTCTCTTAGAAACAAATTCAACATTTCTAGATCTCATATAAGGAATAAGATCTCTACTTACAACTCTATCTCCAACTGATGTTTGATCAAATTGTTCAGCCACAATAGTTCTCAATCCTGAACGAGATCTTGTACCCACTTCAGTTCTTGTTCTGAGGACCTCTTCTCTTGTTCCATTGCCGACTTCAACAAACTGCTGAGTCCATGCACCAGGAACCCATCCACCACCAGCCCACGCACGTCTACGAACTGGAGCACCACCTGGATCACTATCAAGTAATGTTCTTCTAGTAGTTGTCGATTCAGTTACTCCTGTCCAGTTAGTTTCCCATGAATCCCATACAATAGGACCAAATCCAGTTTGTGGATCTATAGTTCCATTTTGAGCAAGAGCATTAAATGTTTCAGCATAGTTTCCTTCAGTTTCAATAATCTTTGCTTCAAGTCTAGTTGTATCAACCCAATTATCAGTTGCTGGCGTGAGTTCAAGAGTACCGTTCCAGAAACTAATTAAGAATGGAGTCACACTCTCGGATCTAGTTGCAAATGATTGCTTGATAAACTCTACTTCAGAATAATCAAGTGTTACAACATCATTTACTTTTCTAACGTTATTACCCTCAATAGCTGCAAAATTTGGATCATCGTTTGTATCAGGATCTACAACTGGACCAAAAATAAGATCTACTGAATTAGTGTAGTGTTTTGGTCTTAAAGCATTAATCTTCCTATCAATAGAATTTTTAATATCTATTGTTTGTTCTTGTGGTAAGAAATCTGAGAAATTATCTACAAAGAAACCAGATTTAAATCTGTTAAGACCATCAGAATCAGGAACAAAAAGATTTGCAGTTTCTTTTTCAAGAAGAGATAAAGATGTGTAGTATTCAAGACCTCTGATTCTATTTTCAAGTTTTTTGATATCCTGCATACGATATCTTTTGTGCTCTAAGAAAGACAATCTTGCATTTCCTGGAGTATAAAGATAAGCTGGAAGTTCTACCGTGCAAATTTCAATTGCATCATCAACTGCCTCTGGTCTTTGCGGATCATCTGATGGTGTTCCATACATTACCTGGAATCTACCATCTTTCGTCAAGAACACTCTATCAATTCTTCCTTGATAATATGAAACATCTGCAAGAATTGACTCATCCGAGGCTAATGGATTTGCTGCAGTTTGTCCTGAATTATCAAATGATCTTCCTAAAAATTCCAGTGGAGATCTAACAGATTCGGATACTGTGTAATCCGACACTCTTGGTCTTATATCAATAATATCTGTTACTCTTCTATCATCAACAAGTTTAATTTCTCTAGTAGAATAGTCAAACTGATTATAGGAATTAACTGTAGTAATATCACCATCGTCAGTGCTATCAAAATATGCACTCTTAAAGTATACTTTTACTTGTTTAGATGGCGAAACAGAATCTGCATTTCTCTTAATAGAACCAACATCATAGAAAGTTCCTTCTTGACCTGATCTGAACTTATAATTTGAGGAAATATTGAAACTTGGTGTCGAAAGACTTGAAACTATTGCCCTAACAGAGGATTCTTGAGACTCAATTGTCTCACCTTCTATGAATACAAATTCATTTTTTGAAATGTATTCAATTGTTGTATTATTTGATTTGACTGCAACTATTGCAACTGCACCACTTGTCTGACCAATAATTTGTTCACCAATTAAGAGTTCTTCTGTAGTCGTGGATGCACTATTAATAGTGTTAAGAGCCATTTGAGGAGCAGAGGGTGCTCCAGTTCCTGCTGATTCATAAATTCCATGTATTTCAAGAACATCAGGAACATTCAGTGAGATTACTTCATCTTCAACTCTAGTTCCAAATGGATAACTTCCATATGTCAGTCCATTATTGAGAGTTGTTGTTCCAATTCCAGAACCTTGAAGTTTTGATTTATCAACAATAACAGAATTAACTCTATTTTTGATTTTAACTTTTGCTTTGGGTTTTAACTTTTTCAAAGTGGCAACAAGAGTTGCACCAGTATCATTAGAACCTAAGTTTCTAATTTGGAGAGTTGTTCCATCAGCACCAATATCAAATTTATCTGAAGTCAAAGTCTCTGTTCCACCATCAGACCTGGTAAGCAAATATCGTTCTTCATCAAATGCAAGGAATGTTTCATTAGTTCCTGCTTCAATTTGTGTAGAAAGTTGATTACTGGAAATATTGACAGTAAATGTTTTTCTAATCGTCAATGAAGCATCTGTTAAATCAACATTTGAAATGTTGGATTTAGCAAGTGGTGTATATAAAGTATTATCCGAAACTGATGATAACTCTGTAGTTAGTACTTTTAAGTCAGTAATACTTAAATTAGTTGATGGAAGAAATCCACTTGAAATTCCTGCTACAGCTGTTGTTGCGGCTACAGTAAAGTCTGAGGTTCCAACACTAACAACACGTGCAAAAATGGGATCTACAGTTAGTAATCCAGCAGTGGTGTCGGTATATTCAACAATATCATTTTCTTTTATTAAACTGCCAGGAAATAAGGAATTTCTAGGTGTGACGGTGCTAATGCCACCAGATAAAGGACTAACAGTCGCAATACCTACACTAAATCTTGATTCCTGAACAACATCAGCACTAAATGTATTGACTCCAATTATTCCATTATTTGTGCCGTAAATAGATTTGACATCAGAAATACCATGCTCAGTAACAGCAATCGCGGTTCTTCCATTTTGAACACCATTAAAGATTAATGCCTCATTTGGAATAAAACTTCCTTCAGTTTCATAAACTGTGACTGCTGTTCCTGCAGACACTGCATATCTTACAAAACCTGTAGCACCACTATTTGCTCCCTTAACAAAGGTTGGAATATTTAAAGTCTCCGCTCTATTCAGAGACAAATCAACCGTTGTTTGAACATCATAGAGTGCTAAATTCCATTCGTTGAGATTGGAATTTGTTACATCATATGATCCTGATTCAAGTTTAAAATCATAAACTCTAGCAAGTCCTATTTCCTTACCAGGAGCAGATTCTTGGTCAGATCCAACTCTTTGATCTCTAAGACTTACAAAATAAGTTCCGAATCCAACAGTTGGAGATCTATGAACTCTATTTACGTTAAGAGTTGGACCCGTATTATAAATTATATTTTGATCTTCTAAAGTTCTAGTTGTTCTTGGTTTTTGTACATCAATATAAACAGCGTTCAGAGTTTCAATTTCATACCCCTTTACATATGCCTTACCGGGTGAAATTTTATAAAGTGCTAATTCTTCAGATGCAGGAATTCCTCCTGGAGTAAATTGTCCTTCTTGAAAAATTCCTCCATTTCCAATATTATTATTAAGTGAGTTTAATGGAGTTACATCAAAAGGTTTTACATAGTAATTACCAGACTCATCAAAAGTTCTTCTTGCTAATACATCATCAAAATTACTATTTCCTGAAGAACCTGTTCCAAAAACACCTTTCTTTGTCTTTGTTCTTAAAACACCATTGACAACCGTGCCAAGTTCAATAAAATTATCATCATTAAAGTTATCTAGACCTTTTTTGAAAAGACTTAAAGTTATCTTTAAACGATCTGCACCTGGTGCTGAATAATTATTAAATCCTTGCGAATTATCGTTAAGTGCTTCATCCAAATCAGAGGTAATAATCTCTTCATTAATAAAGAGACCAATCCTATAGTTTGGAGTGTTAGAATATTGATCAAGAATTAATGTTTCTCTAGCAACATTAACAAAATTACCTCTAACAAAGTAAACACCTTCTTCAATCTGGAATGATGAACCAACTGCATTAGCACCAGTCGCAAGTGTAGTTGCAAAAGGTGTGCCAGCAACAATAGTTGAATTGCCTAATAATCCAGAGGTAATTATTTCATTGCATGATAATAACTCACCGTCAGTAAACTGTTGAGTCGAGTTATTCGCAGTGCTTGAATTTAAATAGTTGATATAAAGTGTCAGATTTGCATTGTCAGAATTTTCTGGAAGAAGAATGCTATCAACATATGCACTGACTCCCGATGATTGTCCAGTAATTTTAGTTCCAATGAGTTGATCTGCATATGCAGACACAGGAACTCCTTGAAAGTTATTTTGTAACTGAACACAGTAATATGACTGACTATATCCCGTGTTTCCTGGTATTACCTTTGCACCTTCTTTGAAAAAATGCTGACCAAATCTTTCAATTTGATTCTGAAGGATTGATTGTAAATTCGTTAGTTCCCTAGCCTGAATCGGATATCCAGGTTTGAATAATACCTTATGATAATCGTTCGCTGGATCAAAATCGTCAAAGTATGGAGCTACGTTGAGGTTCGTTTGTTGAGGCATAATTCTTTAGAACTGCAAAATAACTTTTATGTCTTCCTTTTGGTTCACTGACCTTGTAATTGATGGTCGATTGTCAACGTAAATAATATTTCCAGAATGCTTTTTGACCTCTGGATCTGCAAGACCACTAGTAAAACTTTGACCAAGATAGTATGTACGATTATTTATTACGGTAGAAATACCTGAGAAAGAATCATCAATGGTCAAATTTTGTCCTGATGAGGGGACGATTGTTAGTGATCCTCCAGTTCCTGGAGAAGCGGTAAAGTCTTGCAATTCAAATCCATATGTAGGTTGTGTGTTAGCAGTTCCTACAGTGTTGAATCCTGCAACTGACCTATCTTGCCAATATTTAAGGACACCTGTTGTTTGATTGTAACTTATAACTCTTGCAACAGCAGTGGTGCCAGTAGAGATTGTTTGTGTAAAGTAAGAGTCTGCTGTGAAGGTTGCAGTGCTATATCCAGTTCCTACAAGTTTAAGGGCACCTGTTGCACTTGCTTTATCCGCAGAAAGTAATGACGTTGATCCGAATTGTTCAGGATTTTCAACAATACCTATTCTTGCGATTTCATTTCCTGTAATAAAATCTGGATTTTGATTATCATTTTCAATTCTTGAATACATCAAGACATTATATGCACCAAG